ACATTGAATACTGCAAAGCCAATAAAGACAGACTTTATTCTATGGTTAACCTTGACGTTATTGGCAACGCAGAACAATCACTTGAAAACTTTAAGATTATGAAAAAAGAGGGCTTGGACGTTATGCCTGTTTTCCACAGAGTAGCAGGTGTAATTGATCCAATCGAACACCTGCACTATTACTGCAAACATTCTGAACGTATTGCCCTTTCAGGCTATGCACAAACCAAATTCCAAGTTCGAGAGATGATTAACTATACAAAAAAGATGTTCGACATAATACCAAAGGATAAGAAAATACACTTGCTAGGCTTGACCAATGCACGTATAATCATGGCAGTGGGTGAACGTATTGAATCAGTTGATTCTAGTTCAGCAGCGTGTTTCAGAGTATATAATAATTTGAGTTCATACACAGGTATGCAACACAACACAAAAGGAATGCCATACAAAATAAAGTTCGGAGAACAAACAGCAAATCTACAACAGTATGCAACGTTTAGACTACTTGAAATGGAAAGGCAAATTAATGAACACGTGGAGATGATACAGTGCCAAAACAAGTAGAGTTTTCAAATGAGGTAGTATGGAAAGACATTAAAGATGTTAAGCCAAATAATTACAATCCAAACTTCATGCCTAGCCAAATATTCGATTCGTTAAAAGACGACATACAGCAAAACAAGTTCTATGGCACTATAATTATCAACAAAAAGGGCATCATAATTGACGGAGAACACAGGTATCTAGCACTCAAAAAACTAGGTGCAAAGAAAGTTCCATGTATTGTTGAAGATGTTAATGACGACAAGGCTAAGATTCTAACAGTAAGAATCAACAGAGAACGTGGCTACTTAACACCTGTTGAAACAGGATCTGTTCTAGCTGTGCTACAAAAATCGATTCCTCTTGACATACTGCAAAAACAGACAAACATACCTGCCAAAGAAATTGCACTGCTAACAGCGTTGAAGTATGATCCAAAGATGGAAGTTGAATCTAATACAATAGCACCTATCACATGGATTAAGATTGAGGATTACATCAACATACTTGCAAAGAAAATTAACTACAAAGTCAAGTCAATTTCTACACTATCAAGAGGTGGCTTAATACCTGCACGTTTATTGGCAGATAAGCTAGGCGTTAATAAAATACTTGTAAATGATATGTCAGGCGACTTGATCATAGACGATATTTATGACAGTGGAAAAACGTACAAAAAAATGAAAGCAACTGCAAACAAGGAAGCCAGATTTTACTTCCTATTCAAAAGAAAAGGTGTAGCCACACCATCAGACGTTACATTTGCATCTGAAACGGTTGGCACAGAGTATGTTATCTTTCCTTGGGATAGGCACGAAGCAGAAAGAATGGCAAAATAGTTCTATTAGTTTTATTGCCCTTTATTGCCGATATTGGTAAAAAAAAGAAAGACCAAACAACAGTTAGACACTGTTAGAAACGAGATCAGAAGATACTTCACAATCGGATCAACACCAACTGAAATCAAGCAACATCTAAACATGGCAGACAGAACGTTCACATGGCATATGAGTGCAATTTATGCACAAGACAGAATGATATTACAAAAGGAAAGCACTGAATTATTGGCAACAGAAATACTGTTAACTAAAGACAGGTTGTTAAGAACAATAAGAACGTGTGAACTCATATCAAATGCCAATGAAACAAGTGCAAGAGATAAGCTTGAAGCAGAGGCATTGAAGAAAGAAACTTCGATAGATCTAATACGTCTTTTACGTGACGCACCAACACAAATCATGTTAGAACATGGACTTGATGGACAGAATGACAAAGCCAATGTTTCAGCAGAGCTACCAACAACAAGTTCCTGAACTTGATATTGCCAATTTAAAATTTTTTTGTGGACAAACAATAGAAAAGAATAACTGTTGTTTTTCACATTTAGTAGGATTACCAAAACACCCTGCAACGTTGCAACCAATGAAGTTTATGCCACATCAGTTAGACCTTACTAAACAATCAATGGTTGACAGACAGGTAAAATTTCATATCAATAAGAGTAGGCAGATTGGACTTACAGAAATAGTGATGAGAATTGTGCAGTATCACTGCTTCCACAAATACAAGGGTGGTAAGATTTTGATCATAGCAGGAACTAGGGAAAAGACTACCAAGACAGTTATGAACAGATTGAAAATGCTGTTCAATGAAATCCGTTGGACAGTAAAAGACGACAAACATGACTTGAACATTAAACTTCATAACGGTACAGAGATTGAGGGCAAACCATCTAACAGTGAAGCAATAAGAGGTGAAACAAAGATCAAGGCAATAGTTGTAGATGAAGCAGGACACTTTGCACTAATAGACGATTCAGTTGTGCTAGACGCAATAGAACCTATACTACACACAAACAAGTCTGACGTGTTTCTTGTAAGTACACCAAGAGGGCAACGTGGTTTCTTTTATGAATTGGCTAAGGAAGAAAACGATTACAAGAAAATTCAATACGACTACACGTGTGCAGTTGGTTGGATTTACAGTAACAAGGACATGGAAGAAGAACTAAAACGTACAGACATAGACGTTGATCAAGAATACAGGTGTCAGTTCACTTCATCACGTTCATCTATATTTGGTGTTATTAAAGACGAGGCTTTAGAAGATTTTGAGGTAGAAGAATATGGAAATAACTGATATACCAACGCTGTTTCAAATTGCTACTGCACAGGAATCAAATTCAAGACAGCTTGAATCAATGGGCAAGGTAATTGAATATCAACAAATGGAATTAGAAAAATTAAAAAAATTAAACAACGCTCAGCAAGACTTACTTGATGAGATTACAAATTACATTCACAAACGAAAATGAGAATTGCAGGTATCGACAGCGGTAAAAAGAAAGACAGCTTTGCATTTGTAGGCATTGAGATTAAAAGTAATAATGTTTTTGTCATTGGTGTAAAGACATGGCTAGGCAGGAACTATCTTGAAGTTGAAAATCTAATTGCAAACATACACGCAACAAAACCATTTGACTATTACGTTGTAGAGATTAACAACACAGGAGAACACGTGTTTGAGGAACTCAAATACAGACATAAAATTCCTAATGTAATTCCGACATTTACTGCACGTGAAACAAAAGATCAGTCTAAGATCAATACAGGCAGAGTTATGCCTAAGAATCAAATGGTCTTGTGGTTGGCACGTATGTTTCAAAATAACCGTATTAAATTTCCTAAGAACAGCAACAAAGACATAGACGAACTCAAAAGACAAATTTCAATATTTTCAGAAGTTATTACAGAATCAGGCAGTGTATCTTACAGAGCAGAAGGTCAAGAGCATGACGACACAGTTATGGCATTAATGTTAGCCTGTTTCATTGGCAGAAACTTCATCAAAGGCATGGATGGTTTGTTTCAACCTATGCAGGTAGTCACTAAGAAATTCACACACGTTGAAGATGATTCACTTGGCACAGGTGTTCCTCAATACACTACACCAACAAGCGTTCAAGTGATGTACCCAAAATGAGTGTAGAAGTAGAACTTAATGTGTCTGATTATCATAACATAATGAATTGGTATGAACTAGCATTTGCTAAACAAAGCCCAAAAGACATTAAAAATAAAGATCATGCAACGTTTAGAAAACTGTCTGTTATGGCAGAAGCCTATGTGCAAATCCAAAAAGACATGAAAGATAGTGATAAGGAAGAAGTCTGATTTTGCAATAAAGTTCTCTTTATTGTCGTTTGGTTTCTTTTAACTTATTGACACGTAATAAAAGCACAGCAAATAAGACTAAAAATAGTTCTAATAGATTCGTTGTAAATACAAAGTCAGTTCCAATACAACGAAAACCAAAGTCAAATTATGCAAGTGCATCAAGAAGATTAGAAACTGACAATTATCTGTATATGTATTCAAACCCAGCTTATACAGACGTAGAGTTAGAGCAGTTTGAAGATGTTTGGGGAAGCAGTGTTGCAGGTGCAGTAATTGACAAGCTAATTGAATATACTTTTGGTGGTGGTATTACGCCCACGTTTGAACTGATTGACGACAAGGGCTTAGACGATGATCAAAAGAAAACAGCAATAAAAAAGTATGAATCTGAATTAAACGAATTAATCGAATATGATAGAAAGATAAATTTTGAAAAGAAACTGCGTGACGCAATAACAATGACAGTTGTATTTGGCAGGTGTGTTATAGCATTTGAGGGCAAGGGATTGCCAAAGGCATTAAAGATAATACATCCACGTGACTTGGGCAGAGTATTCCTAAATCAAAAGAATTGGGGATTGGAGAAAGTTATTACAACTTATCCTGCTGACGAGATTACGCCTGATGAAATGTTATACTTAGTGAACAGACCTGACAGTCCTAAACGAAGAACAATGTGGTATGGTTACAGCGAATTGCAACGTGTGGTTGGTGCTTCACGTGCATGGCGTAGAATTGTGGAATATGATATGCCTGAAGTTGCAACATCAATGTGGAGTGGCTATGGTATGTTCCTTATCAAAAAAATGGGTCGTTCAAAGGCAGACGCAGAAAACGATATGAATACACTGCTTAATTCCTTAAAGGCAGGTGCTTTCAATGCTGTTAGTGTTGACGCAAATGATGAAGTTACATTTGAAAAACTTGATCTTGAACCAAAGGTTAGAGAGATGGTTGAACTTGCTAGTTTTTACGAGAGAATTATTATTGGTAACTTTGCTGTTCCTAGTGCTTTACTTGGTCGTGAAGAAGATCAGAACAGGGCGACATTAATTGGCAAGATACAATTTTTCCTAAGTGGCGTTATCAAAACAAAACGTGATTGGATTAGCGACATGGTTTCTAAGCAGTGGTATGAACGCAATATGATCAAGATGGGAATGGGCGACTTGTTAGAAGTAGTTAGAGTTAAGGCAGAATTTGAAAGCATTATTGTTGAGAGTTGGTTTGACTTGGTTGACGCAGTGTTACGTGTGAAAGGAATATTCCCTGATATGCCTGACGATCAATTATTGGAAATGTTAAACTTGGAAGAATAC